CGCCGGCAAGCTGAACAACCTTCTGCCCGTTGCTGGGCCAGCTTCCGGTAAACGTGCCGCGACGAATCTTTTCGTCATCGGCGGCGACAAGTTGCCATCTCGCCTCTCCATCAACGCCTGGGCAATACGCCGCAGCAAGGTTGACGCCCCCCGCTCGCGGCGCAATCGGAAGCAAGTTGTTGCGGACGGCTGCCGTTCCGCCGCCATCAAAGTTGACAACGACAGGCGAATTGGTGCCCCACTCGCCTGTAAGGGTTACGCCCCCTAGTCGCACTTGATAGCCGCCGCCGGAAACCTCTCGCTGTGCGTCTATGCGAGCGAGCGAAACATATTCTTCAGGCACAATTGATACGCTGCGGACGTAGGCCGTCGCCGTAATGCCGGAGAATACTTCGCTACCTGGGGTGCCGGTGTAGAGGTCAAACACGCCGACGTTGTCCGGCATGACCGGAGCTTGCGGCTTCGCCACGCGGATGCGAAACGGCTCAGGCGTAATCGCAGCAAACAACAGCGGCTTCGCCCGCGGCCCCGTGTCCTCGACGGTCCGCACGACGCGAGCGACGCGGGCGGCTGACGCGAGATCAAACTGCGTAGGCTCTGCCATGGGTTACACCGGCAGTGGCGTTGTGGGCGGCGTGCCGAAGAGGCTGGAGAAGTTCGCCTCGGGGCAGACGCGGCGATTGAGGATCGCTGGTGCACCGCCCGTCTGAGCACCGAAGCCATCAAGGCCGACCGGATTCGGCGAGGCGATCCATTCGGAGTTCTCAAGGTCGAACACCATCGCGCGTCGCTTCTGGCCGCCGCCGATGAAGTTGAATCCGATGTCTGGCAGCTGGAGGTTGTGGCCGCTCTGCCGGTAGTGCAGTTCCGCCGTGGCTTGCCAATACGCGACGATGCCGCCGCCGAACTCCTCCTGCGTCTGGATCACCTTGACCTTCTCGACCTTGATGCTGTGCGTCGGGCAGCCGAGGTACGTCTCGTTGTTGACGGCGTTCTGTGCGGCGTACCAGCTATTCGGGAACGTGGCAAAGTTCCTCGTGACCTTGGCGACGGCGAGAGCCTCTGGGGCGACGAGGCCGGGGAAGTAATCGAAGGCAGAGTTCGTGAGCGGACGCAGCGTGCCGCCGTCGAAGTACGCCAAGGCCGGCACCTCGCCGGGGGCCGAGTCGAACTCCCAGTACGAAGCCCTGCTCGTCGGGCTGACGAGCTCGCGGGCCAGGATGACGCCGTATTCGCAGAGCAGGTGAACGTGGTACGGGCTTCCTTCGTAGCCCTCCGTCAGGCTCATTTTCCGGCAGCGGTAGTTCGTGTAGGTCGGATGCGTCGAACCCAGGTCCACGCTAACGGCAGAGAAGATCACGTTCTCGGGCGTCGGGTTTCCCGTCAGCGTGTCGTCGGACAGAACGCAGACGAACTCGCGGACGAGGCGACGGGCCTTGCCGACCTCGTACTCGTTCTTCCGGCCCAGCTCTTGGAATGAGACGACACTCATGGCAGGCTCACCTCAAGTCCGATGCGGGTCAGGTTGCCGACGAGGGCGTTGAGCTGCTGCCGCATGAGCTTGTTCGTCAGGCGGGCCTCGATGAGACGCGGGTCTTGGGCGTTGGCTGCCAATCCGAGGACGATGGCGGCACCTTCCTGGGTGCGAACGTCGGCGGTGTTGACCACGCCCTCGCCTAGGGTGTTGAGTTGCCGCAGACGCTCTTGCTGGCGGGCGAACTCGGCCTCCTCGGCCTTGCGACGCTCCTCGGCGATCCGCTGCTGCTCCTGGAAGTAGGCTTCCTGGAGTTGCTGCTGGGCTTGCTGCTGGGCCTTGGATTGCTCCTCCTGCTGCCGCAGGGCGTCCTGCTCGAGCTGCTTCCGCTGCTCGGCCTGGTCGGCGGCGGCTTCCTTCCGCCTCTCGTTGGCCGCGTCGATGTTCGCCAGTTCCTGCTCGAATAGACGCTGCTGGGCGGCGACTTGCTGCTCCAGGGCCTCGCGGTTCAGGATGCCGTCTCGGGCCTGCTGCTGGGCCTCAGCGACGCCCTGCTGAAGCTGAGCGAATGCCTGGGCACCGGCGTTGCCGAACTCGGCGGCCTTATCTGCCAGTACCGCCAGCTGGGCGTTGATCTGCTCAAACGCAGGCCCGAACCCGGCCTGGCCGAACCCCTGCTCGGCGGCCTGGAGCTGCTCGTCGAGCTGGGCCTGGAGTTGGTCGAGCTGGGCCAGCCTGGCTGCGGCACCTTCGGCCGCCAATGCGTTATTGGCGTCGCGGGCTGCGGCGGCCTCTTGGGAGACGCGAGCCGCCTCACGCTGGACTGCGAGAATGTCTTCCTCGATCTTCGCCGTCTCGCCCTGGGCTGCCAGCAATCCCTCGACCCGAGCACGGTCGGCGTCAATGATCCGCTGCTGTTCGGTCTGGATCTGACGCAGCTTTTCAATCTGCTGGTCGTAGGCGGCATTGGCGGACTCAACGCCACGCCTCAGCGTTTCGTCGTTGATGATGCCAGCCTCGAACTGCCGACGCAGCTCGTCGATCTTGTTCTGGAAGCCAAGAGCCGCGTCAAAGCCCTCCTGCCCGAAGTCTTGGGCGGATTGGATCGCCTTGTCCACTTCAGCGTTCAGGCCGGCGAGCGTCCGCTGTGCGTCCGACTCAAGCTGTATCTCCAGCTTGGCGTCCTCGCTGATGCCGGCGATCTCTCGCTTGAACGTCTCGGCCACGTTGGCGGCCTGCTGCCGGAACGTCTCCTCGTTGAACAGCCCGGCGTCGAACTGCTCCTTCAGAGTGGCAATCGCCTGTTCGTATTCGACGGCCGCATCGAATCCGGCTTGCCCAAACTCCACCGATTGCAGCTTCGCCTCTTCGATCTTCTTGGTGATGTCGGACAGCGACTTCACAAAAGCGTCGCTCGGCGGCTCTTCGATGGCATCCTTGAGTTCCACGGCCTCGCCGCGTGCCACCCGTAGCACTTGCTCTGCCGTCTGCCCTGCCTTGAGTGCCTGAATGGCCGCATCCGTGACGGGCCCCGCCGAGATGAACTGCCACTCGCGCCGGAGCTTCTGCAGCTCCTCGGAGTAGTCGCGGAACTTGTTCTGTTCCTCCAGGAACTGTGCGACCGATCCAGTAGCGGAAGCCAGGGCGTTGGCGATGGCGGCCCCAGCACCGGCGAACGACGAACGCAGCTGCTCCCCGGCACCCTTGGCGGCCACGCTGAGCCTGTCGATAGCGGCCCCGAACTCGTCGATGTCTCGCCGCTGGGCAGTCGACAAAGCCGCACCGACACGCTCGAGGTCCGTAGCGGCCCCGTCGATATTGGCGAAGAACGGCAGCAGATCCGCACCAGCCCGGCCAAACAAGTTGAGGGCCGTGGCCGTCCGCCGGGCGGGGTTTTCGATCTCACGGATGCGGCGTGCGAGAAGTTGGTACTGTTGCTCGGGACGCAGGGCCTGGAGCTCGGCGGCCGTCAGGCCAATCTCGTCGAGAGCCTTCTGGGCGGCCTTGCTCTCGTCATCAACGCCGGTCACGCTCTTCTGCAGCCTGCCAAAGGCCGCACTGACAGCGTCGATGCTGGTGCCGCTTCGACGTGCCGCCTCGTCCAGCGTCTGTACGAACTCAAAGGAAATGCCGAGCTTGTCTGCCGTATTGCCCAGCGACTCGACTCGGTCCTCCAGCTGAACGAGCCCGCGGCCGATGGACACGGCGGCCGTCGCCAGCCCGCCGATGGCACCGATGGTGGCCGTGATCGGGTTGATGAGCCCGGCCAGCGACGTGCCGATACTGGCGATGCCTTGGCGAAGGCCGCCAGAGAAGATGCGGGCAAGGCCCTCGCCGGCAGAGGACAGCCCAGAGAGCCGGCCAGCCACGTTGCCAATCGGCCCAGGCAGGGCGGCGAGGACGCCGGATAGCTCGTTGAATTTCAGCGTACCGCCGTCGCCGGCAGCTTCAACCGCCCGGTCGTAGCCCTCGGCGGCAGACTCGGCCTTCGTGAGCGATGCGGTTGCCGAGGCCACTGCACGGTCAAATATCTCCTGCGAGAGCCGGCCAGCATTGAGGTGGCCTGTCAGTTCCTGGATCTGGTTGTCGTACCGCTCCTGCGGCGTCAGGTTCGCCTGGATGATCCGAGCCGCAGCCGCTGCCGCATCGGCCCGCTCACGCTCCGCACGGGCTGCCTCGGCGTTGGCTCCGCTGGCCTCGGCAGACGCCCTGGAGAACGTCTCTTCATTGATCGCTCCGAGCTCAAGCAGTTGCGCGAGCCGCTCGAGTTCCGCCGTCCGCCGCTCGTCGGCCGTCCGGGCCTGCTCGGTGATGCGGGCACCTTCGGCAAACGCAGCCGCCGTGTCGTTGGCTGCCGCCGTGAGAGCCGCGAACTGCCGGGCATACTCCTCGGGCGTGATCGACCGAGACTCCAGGGCCGCGGCCAGCTTCTCGAAGTCAGCCGCAGACCGAGCCTGTGCCGCTGCCGCTGCAGACGAGCTGGCAGCGAACTTGTCCATTACGGACGTGGCCTTCTCGGCCTGTTTGCTCAGCCCGGCGAGGGCCCGCTCCACGGGCGTGAGCTGCTTCGGGACGCTGGATGCGTCCGCTGAAACCTTCATCGCCAGAGAGAGGACGTTCGCCATTACCCACCTAGTTCACGTTTGAGCTGCTCGATCACGTCGATCATCTGCTGCCGATGCTGCGGCGGCTTTTCGACCGGGACGAAATCGCTTGCTTTCGGTGCCTTTCCTTTAGGTGAGTAGGGTGCCAGGATCGCGGACGCCAGGAGTCCCGTCTGCTGCCACTGGTTGGGGATCGCTTCGAAGTACCTCGTGTAGGCCATCCACTCCGCGAGCTCACGCATGGTCATGCGTTGCTCAATGTCGCCGACTGTCATCCCGAGGTGCCCGGCCAGACGAAACAGAAACTGCCTCGTCGGCCGGAGGTTCAGTTTTTTCCCAAGTCCTCCACGTCCTTCTCGGTGACGGCGTTGTGCTTCATGGCGGCGTCGAACAGCTTCGACATGACCTTGACGCTCTTTGCCGAGAGCTTGTCGATCTCCTCGGGCGTGAACAGCTGCCGCCCGCTCTTGTCGCACAGGCACCGCTGCAGGAGCTTGGCCCGCCAGTTTTCCATCTTCTCTTTCTTCTCGGCGAACTCCCGCTGGTACGCCTCCATCTCGCCCACGCTCATCACGCGGACGTACACGGTGCCGTTCCACTCCTTGACGTTCACGGGCACCAGGCCCATGTCGTCGGCGGCGAGAATGTCAGCTGCGGTCAGGTCTGCCATGCTATTCCTTTACAATCTTGTAGGTGCTCGAGTAACGCCAAACGTCCTGCACCTTGGCGGCCAGTGTGAGCGTCTGACAGATGGCCTTGGTGGTGACGTTCACACCACCGCCGCCAAACGCCAGCGTGCCCTTCAGGCCGTACTCCGCGAAGCTCATGCTCGCGGTGGACAGGCTCGACACTTCTATAGTGCCGGCGTCAAACGAATAGGGCGTTGAGCGGCCGATGGGCAGGCTGCCGCCGTGCGTCACCTTGAGCTCGGTGATCTCGCCGATGGCAGTACCGCGCCACGTCGCCGTAACGCCCGCAGCGTAGCTCGCCATGACGGGCCTCCGTCACGACTAGCGGGCGATCCGAACCGTCGCCTGCCCCCGGATGGCGTCCTGCGTCGCAAGCGTCAGCGTCGAAGACTGCACCGTGCCGGCCTTGCTCAGCAGCGAGGAGCCGCCAACCGTCAGCGACAGGGTGCCTGTGGCACGGTCCTCGATGATGACCTTGCCGATGTAGTCGAACGTGACCGTGCGGCCGGTGTCGCCAGACACGGAGCCGGCAAGCGGGAGGTCGAGGGTCTTGGCCGTCTCGCCGGCCGTCTGGCCCAGGTGGGCCGCGTTGATCTTCTCGTCCTCGGCCGTCGGGTCCGCGTAGGAAATGGTGATGTTGGTCACCGTGTATGTCGACCCGGCGAACACCAGGACGGAACCGGCACCATCATGCGGCGTCTCGAAGGGCATGTCGTCAGATCTCCTGCCAGAGGATCGAGAAGGTCATTTGCACGGTGTAGACCGGCGGGAGGTCGCCGCCGGCCAAGGTGACGAATCCGTCGGCCTCGTTAGTGAGACTGACGTTCGCCACTCTCACATTGTTCGTGGTGCCGCCCCACCCATCCAGACAGAGACGCACGGCGTCGGCGAGCTCGCGGGTGGCCTCATACGTCTCGGCGAACAGGTCGACCGACAGGCTTACCGTGGGCATCCCTACGGGGCCGGAAAGGCTCTGCTGGCGGCCCACGCTGATCCGCCGCCAGGTGATGAACGGCAGGTCGGCCGAAGCCGGGGCGAGGACCGGGTAGACCTTGTTGCCGACGATGGCGGCCACGCCCGAGTCAGAGACGAGGGCCGTGCGGACGGCGGCTTCGGGGGACTTGAGTGCCATGCGTCAGACTCCCGTGATGGATCCGGTGTCCCGCAGCGTCAGGGCGTCCCACGCCCGAGCCAGCGAGATCCGCAGCTCTTGCGTCAGGATGAACGCCATCTTGGACTGCGAGTCCTCAAAGGCCGTCTGCACTGGCGGGCGGCCATCCACGCCACCGACGGGCGAAGGGCGAATCTCAAACGGCTCGCTCGACGCCCGGAAGAAGGCGTTGGGATACCCTGGGTCCGTCTGCACCGACCGCGAGCCGTCGGGATTGCGGGGCGTGTTGAGCGTCCGAAACGGGCCCAGCCTGTTGAACGACGAGGCGATGTATTGATTCTGGCCCGCCTGGACGGTGTGCGGTCGCACCTCGGCCGTGGCTCCGCTCTGAAGCCTGCGGGTGTGGCCCCGGCGGTCGTATGGCCTCGTCGACTTCTTGTTGATCTTGCGGCCCTTGGTGCCGAACTCCAGCCACCACTGATGGAATGCCCGGTCCTTGCCGGCCCGGACGGTCCCGCCCTGGGCACTCGACGACCCGCCGACGCCGGCACGCTCGTAGCCCACGAGCGCCACGGCACCGCCGTCC